TGATAATAATCTGTGAGTGTAATTACAGCCGTCATCTTATCATTTACTACTCTATACGGAATTTCAATATGAATGCTTTTAAATCGTTTTATGATGGATTCCGCATTAGACACTATTGCTGCGTTAGTATGACCATGTTGTTGAGCATTTTCTACTTCCTTAACTTTAGAAGAAGGTGGGTGTGTTTTAATAACACATTGAGGGCAAAGCTTATATTCTACTGATGCGCCAGGGGTTCCTGGTCTTAATAATGCATTACATTGACTGCAAATGATTGTCGTTATTGGCATAATTCTTGACAACCTCCTATATTTAAAATGTTCTGTGCATGAGAAGTACCAAACTCTGGGTCTGGCACTATCCAGCCAGGATACCAATAGTCGAGTAGAGTCCCATACAATTTGGGAATTACTGTGTATTCATCGTAACAAAATTCATAACGGCAAGGTTGATTGTCGAGCATCCAAGCCGGGATGTTCTTAAAATGATATTTAGACGGAATACCATTCTCTGGATGTTGCATTGAGAAATCATAAGTATGCCAGAGATAATCATCTTTTCTTAACCAAGTAAATATGTCGAGGGACATACCGTCTTCAAACTTAAAACCCTCATTAAGAGTATTGCCATCAACATCGCTGACAATTTTGTGAACAGGCTGAATGCCTTCTCTCATGAGTTCATGCCGGACTTCATCATAATCACTTCCCATATAGGAAATATCTATGTCCTGGTTAAATGGTACACCGTGTTTGTGATCACGGATTAAGTATAACAGAGAACCGAAGGATACAAACCACTTATGATTGGTATCTCTCCGATTCCCAAGTATAGCTGAGAGAAGAGTAAGATTGCTTTCAAATGGAGTCATTTCTTCTTCTTTCTATTTTTTGGTGGCCAACCTTTTGAGCTTTCACCAGAAAAAGTAGCTTTGGATTGTTTTTCTCCTGGAAGTTTTGAAGCTTTATTCATCATTTCTTCTTTTTTCATATCTTGTATTATTTTTACAGATAATCCTATTCTCTTCTTACCATCTTTTGTTTTACCAAATGATTTAGCTTTTTCATATTTTTCTTTAGTTGATTTTTTAGCGGCCATTACGCCCTCCTTTTTTTTGTTGTTTTTGGAATTGATGCGCGAGCAACACTTTTTAAGCCAGAAAGACGATCTGATTCTTTTTCAACCATACGTTGTGCTCCAGCTTTAGCCCCCATAAGTCGGGCCTTGTCTTTTTTTATGGAAGCAGCTTCAGCAAGAGTTCTTGCGTCATCTTCTTCACGCCATTTTTTATCCGGGTCAATATCGGATGTTTTATTTAATCTTGCCATAATTTCTCCTATTTGTTTTTTTACCGTTTTTCCTTAGTTGTAAGTCTTTCGGCCCATTTTTCCTTTTGATAAGCAGTAAGTGGTGTTTTAGGTTTAGGGCCACCTTTTTCGAAATAGTAATTCCATTCGTCAGTACTTCCTTTTTTTCCTGGAATTGCCATAGCTTTTCTTTTCATAGTTTCTTTTTTAACACTTTGAGCTACTTTTTTTATGAAATCATCACTGTTCTTTTTCTTCTTAGGCATATTGCCTCCTAAATTGATTGTGGGTCTGGTTGACCTATATCTAAAAGACCAACAGGTTGACCAGTTGCTAGTTTTGAATATTCTTTACGTTTAATTATAGCTTCTTTAAAAGGTTCATAGCCAATTAATTCAGAAAGAATTAGCAAAATAGCTAACTGCATCCCATGGTATTTGAATGTTTTATTTTCGAGTTTCCAACTGATGAATTGGTCATAGATTTTTCGACATTTTGGATTTATCTTAATCCTCTTGTTTTCCATCAAGCGTTTCAATACAAGTAATGAGCCTTGTGGATTGTATTTCTTAGCTTCTTTTAGTTTAACTGTCTGTTGTTCATGGAGTTGTTTTGAAAATGCATTGTTAAATTCTTTGCCTACAGTCCGTTGAAATTCTTCAAAAAGGTCAGAATTACCGAAAAGCTTATCAATAGAGTACCTCTTTAGCTGCATCTTCTGGATAATATTCTGTACGATAATATCACAATCCGGAGTAGAAGCAAAATGTTCATCATAAACATAAAACATTTGTTCTTCTTGATCCCATATTGCAAACATACAGTGAATGGAAAGGTCATCATCCATAACAACGGCTCCATAATGCCTTAATTTCTCTTCTGGCAATTCCCAGTTTATTCGTTGTTCGGCAATCATATCAACATCTATATTATTAATTATATGGATATTACCAGCTCCTGATGGCAAAAATGCCATGACTAAAGCATCAGCCTTATCTGGTGACTGAATACCTCTTTTTATCATTACTGGTTTAGATTCGACCTTTATCTTGCCGGTTTCAGTATAGAACTTCTTAGGAGAAGCAAGTTGAGAAATCAATTCACCGTCATTTTGGATAGAAATTAGCTCTTCTTCTGGATATTTCCGGAGCCCATGGACATGCTCAAAGGTTTTTTCGAATCTTCTAGCAAGAACATACCACCATTCAGCCCTGGCATTAATAAATATATCTTTAGCATCCCCTTTTAATTCATCATAATAGAGATCTGATGGACTGCCTGAAGCTTCAAGACCAAAATGAGGAAAATCCATTTTACGTTCTGTACTCTCAAGGGTACTATAAACAGCGTGACCGACTCCAATTTTGTCATAGTGAAAGTACTGTACTTCAGCTTTATTACACAAATCTATGGCTGTATGAGTTAATTGGACACCGTTTTTGATATCAAAGGACTCAACACTTGCTACAGGGCCATATCTGAAAGCTAATGCGCTTTTGTTGGTGCCTCCGGCTGCAACATCCAAAGCTGCACCCTTCGGCCCCAGAGGTTTAAGATTGAGGTCAACAGCAGCAAGAATCCATTCTGGCTTAATAAAGATACCCTCAACAGACGAGTGATAATTAATATCAACTTCTTGGGCAACAACAACAGGATCATGATCTTTTGAGAATTTATCATACCATACTTTATTTTTACGAGGATCGTCTTTCCAATGAAAAGTAAATACCGGAATCTTACCATTATGGCGTTTTTGCCCAAAATGGTTCATTCCTTTGGGTGTAGATAGATCAACCTTACAGTTAGTAACAGCAGATAAAGCGGCATCGGCTTTTAATGGATATTCGAGAGAAGCAGACTCATCAACAAGGTAAAATGTACGTCTTCCACCACGTCCAATATCTTTACCACCCTGACCAGTGATATAAGATTGCATATTAGGGTTAAATAAATTGCCGAGTTTTGAATGCTTTTGGGGGTTAAAATCAGTAGGGAACCAGAAAGGAGGAAGCATTTTTAAGAAAGAACGAAGCTTTTCAAAGATGCAGTCAGGGTTATCACGGTCATCAACATTGTCCAGTTTATTAGAACCGATACCACCAGCAAAACCATCCGTCCAACGCCACTCAAATCCTATGAAAATACATAATAGCCAAGTTGCACCGGCATCACGTGCTTTTTCAGCAAGGCCATTTATCTGCTGTAAATACAGATTATAAAGCCATTCAATAAATTCAACTTGTTTTGGGAAGGGAATAAAAGGAAGTGCAGTTGGTAAATTTAAGGCTGCTAACCGAGGGTCATAAGTCCAGGCCCAGTCAACAATAAAATCAATAATATATTCTCTTCTGGAGATATGATACATTGTATCTCTGATTCCATTTTTGACTTCCTTAACATGATTCAAAAGCCTCATACGTCGAGTTATTTCTTCATTATATAATGTATCAAGTAACTGTCTATATTTAGCTGGTTCAGAATATCTGAATAAATTTGCTTCAGAATAGATTTCAACCGAGCGATTGATTATTTCTAGCGCATGCGGAGATGTCTGGAGATGAAAAGTTTTAGTAACTTCAGCATTCTGAATAGTATTCAATACTACTGGAACTAATTCGTCAGACAAGCAATGACTCCAGAATTTTCATTATTTTTGATTCAACTTTTTCTGGGATAGATCGCCTTCCATTCAAATAAGAATCCATAGTTTGATAAGGGATATCAAGTTGTCTGGAAAGGTCTGCCATTGTAAGGCCAACCTTTTTTAAGAGTTTTTTTATATCGGTTCGAATTTTTAATGACATTTATTATTCTTCCTATTCTTCTGACAGTATAAATTAATTATATTAAAAGAACAAGGAAAAAATTCGGGCTTCCTTTTCGCACCCCGAATTTTTTCTTTTCTAAAGGAGGACACTTGGCAGTAAAACCTGTTGCTCAATCATTTGCAGATGAATTAATGGAACTTGTTTCTAAATACAAAGATTCGGGTTTAACTAATGCGGAATGTATAGGAGCTTTAGCAATGTATCAATTCCAGATACAATACAAAATTCAAAAAAAGGGAGAACGAAATGACAG